ATTTTAGATTTTCTTGATTCGTTCATCTTTTTTGTTTTATTTTAAGATTTTAATAATTCTTGAGTTTCATCTTCTCCTTTAACCGTCTCTCCTATTATGTAAGATCCAACAAAAGGAGTAAGGGCAGCAAAATAAGCACTTACGCCAATTAAGTCAGCTCCATTAATAATAGTAAAGGTTCCAATAATAAGCCAAAGTAAAACTGTTATGTAAATCATAATTTCTCTTTTGCTTGATTTACCTGACATAAATATTGAAGAATCTTTACTCTTCCTTTTAGTTTCACCGTACATATAAGCTCCAGCAAAACCGGTTAAAGAAACAAAATAAGCAGCAAGTTCTGTAAAGTTTGTTTCAAAATAGGTACCAAGAACACCTACACCAACCCATAATAAAATTATCATGTAAGTTAAACATTCTCTTTTTGAACTACAGCATCTTTGAAGTATACTCATGTTAATTACTTTAATTTGTTTTATATATTCAAAGACTTTTAGATTATTTTTATAGATGCTAGTAATTTGTATAATCTGTAATCACCATTAGAAGTGGATCGTCATCTTCTATCTTAGGATCTATAGAATGTATGATTTTTGTCATGATATCAACACCTTTATCTTCTAATGAAGAAATAAGATCAAAGAAGCTTGTTGCTCTCATCCAAAAATATCCTCTTCTATCAAAAAATTTGTTTTCCATTATACCTATAGAAATAACCTGTTTATTGAAAGTATCTAGATCTTCTCTATTTAAAAGTGAAGGTAATCTTATTACACCTTCCTCGACTGTGTATTGGAATGTAAGAATTTTTTTATCTTGTACTTCGTATATTCTTGTATAGTTTTTATCTTCTGATATTTTAAAGGTTAACCACTGGAGATTAGGTAAAGCTTCAATAATGTTCCACAAGAAAAATAAACTATTTACTTTAAAAGTTTCTTGGACTGTCGCAAAGTCCTTACTCTTTTCTAATTCTTTTCTTAGTCTTGCTGAACTTAATATCGCTTGCTTAAAACTATCAACAGAAATTTTGTATACACCCTTTTTACCAGTAGAAATTCTCTTGCATTCTTTAAAAATTCTAGAGATTATTACACTGTCAATATAGTCGTATTTAAATAAGGTAAAAGATATGTTGGTAGGAATGGTTAATTCAAAGTTTTCTTCTATGTACATCATCCTTAATTTGTTTTTCAATTCTTTTTAAAGTTTCAGTAGTTAATTCGTGATTCCATTTTAATGCTTCTCTTAATTCACGATTACCTATTTCATTTATCTTTAAATAAAAATCGATTGTCTCCTGTGAAGGTTCCCATACTTTTTCTTTTTTCTGCTTTCTTACTTTTGTATAGATCCACCCAGGTACTCTTTTAAATTTAGAAGAAACCATTCTCCATGATTCTGCTGCACCTACTGGACTTGTTCGAAGCGAGTTAAACATATTAGCCTGCATTGGAAATTTAATTGCCATAAATCTATTTACCATAAAGGAATTTTTAGACTTATCATATGACTTTAAGTTATCCCATGATTCGTGGCTACCAAAAAGAACTTTAATATAATCAAATAATTTCATTTGTTTATTATTATATTTATCAAATTAAAAAAGTTTACCTTTTTCTTTTTTATCTGTTATGAATGAAAAATCATCATCCTCAGATTCATCGGATTCATTTAGCACTGATGATGTAATACTAATGTTTCCTTTTTCGTAAGGTGTCCCTTCTAAAATTTTATTCATAGTCGTTAATTTATTAACAACTAAGTTGGTATTTTTATTTAGAATTTCTACGGTCCTTAGCATTTCTTCTAAGATACTTTCTGGTATTGTTGTAGAATTAAGTAAAACTAAATTTGCATTAAGTTTAATATTTTTAACCAATTGATCTTGGCTCATATGTTTAGCCTTTAATATTTTAGATGCAATTTGAGCAACATCGGTAACATAATCATTAGTGAAAAAATACATAGGATCTACGTTACCATGTTTTTCTGTAAATTCATCTAATATTAATTGAGCCTTTTTGTCACTAACACCATAAGTACGTTTTTTGCCATTCTTTAGTGTAGTTGTATAATAGTAAATAGGTGCGACGTTATCTCCTGAATCTCCAGTAAGTACCTTTTTAAAAGCGATTTCTTCTGGGTTAATTTCTACGACCGTCATCTTTTTTGCTCTAAGTAATTCTGCAAATAAATTTTTAGATATTGATTCTACAGAAACCGAATTTGAAAATATATCGCCCGGTTCCTTTTTTGTGGAAGTATCAGCCATCCACTCGGTAAAGCCGTGGTATGCATATAGATTTTTTTGTACTGGAGAATATAATACAGTATGTGCTTTAGTAGAAGGATTATGATTAACCAATTGAATCATATCCTTATCTCCAGTAAATAAGATAACAGATTTACCTTTTGCATTACAGTGAGTATTCCATGCATACATTAGATCGTCACCTTCTGCTCCTTGTACCTTATGTAAGAGTACACCTTTTTTCTGGATGTAAGATTGAAATTGCTCTGTAACTTTTGTAAAATTTTCCCAGTTAATTTTTTTATCAGCAGAACGATTGCCTTTGTAGTCTGCCTGTGGATGAAAGTCTTTTCTCCATGATCTTGAATCTAATGTAAATACGATTCTGTCAATAAGACCTTCAAATTTTCTAGTCTCATATGCAAAATCTGTAGCCAATTTTCTCATAAAGGTTTGCATATCCTTTTTGTTTGACAAAATATCTTTACTCTTTGTCATATAAGGAATAACATAGAGGGTTTTAAACAGAAAGTAATTTCCGTCTATTACTAATGTATGGCGTACTGTCTTCATAGGTTGTTTTATTAATAGTAACAAGTTTTTAGAATTCTGAAAGTCTTTCTTACAGTTCTTTTAAAAATTGTTTAATTTCAATATGAGAGTTAACTTTATCCCATTCCTTGTCAGCACCTTTTTCTCTCTCATTTAACATTAAGTGGATACGGTGTACTGCTTTACCTAAATCAGCGTGATTAGGATATTTCTTTACTAAATCATTTATTAAATCTTCCATTATGCTTCGTTTAAAATTGTTTGTAATTCATATATGCAAGCCAACATTGATACTACAGGATCAATTACTTGCGATCTTTGTGCTTGGTATTTTGCAACAGTCACTACTACCTGAGGTATAAATGTTACATACGAAGATCTTTCAGTTTTTAAATATTCAATAAATTCTACACCTAAACTAGCAAGTATTTCATCTACTCTACTTGAATAATTAGAAACTAGGTATTGATAATTTTTAACAGAGTCGGTATTGTCTACGACCAATTCAAATACATCTTTAAAAACCGAATTGAATTTTTTAATATCCTCGACTTGAATTTTTTCTAATCCTTGAGATTTAAATCCTTGTATTGTATTTAACATGTTTCGTAAATCAGGAAACTTTCTTCTTACCAATTCAACAGCTGCATGTTTTTCTATCTCTAAACCTTCTTCTTTACAGATATTAAAAAGTCTTACGATATACCCTTTCATAATTTCAGTCTCTTCTTCTTTAGAAAAATCGAAATCAATCATTTCAAACCTAGACTGAATTGGATCAGGTACTTTATTAATATAATTGCATGTTGCTATAAATCTTGCATTAATAGAAAATTGATCCATAGTTGCTCTAAGAGCTTTAAAGAATTGATCAGATACACCGTCTATCTCATCTAATAAAATTACTTTCATTTTACCAGGTTCATCCATTATTGAACGATTAGCACAAAAGTCAGTAATTCTATTTCTTACGATATCTATTGATGTATCTGTACTTGCATTAATATACAGATGAGGATGTTTAAAATGTTTTACCATTACCTTAGCAGCTGAGGTTTTTCCTGTTCCTGGGCTACCGTGTAAAAGTAAATGTTGGTATACCCCCTTATTTAATTTTTCTTTAACTCTATTTGGGGTTATTAAATCTTCTAAAGTTTTAGGCCGATATTTTTCTGTTAAAAGAATATTTTCAATGTTCTTCATGTAGTGTTTAAATTTTTATCTAATTAACTGTTTATTTTTATACTCAATTTTTAGTGAATAGTTTAAGACTGGATAAATAAAATGTATGATTAGGCACAGAAGAAATTTAAAAAGTACTAAGATGGTACAAGGAGGGAAATCAAGAATTAAAAAAATTAATCACCCTCCACAACAACTTAATTCACCAGTCAAAAATAAAAGAGGATCTGTAATAACTTCAAAAAGTAAGCTAGATGGGTCAACATTTGATCGAAATAATATTAAATACACTAAAGTAAAACCTATCTGGAAAGGAGAAACTGTATTTATTGTAGGTGGTGGACCTTCGTTATCTAAATTCAATTTTAATTTATTAAAAGGAAGAAACATAATAGCAATCAATAAATCTATTAAATCGTGCCCATGGGCTCAAATTTTATATTGGACTGATTCTAGAGTTTATTCATGGCTAAAAGATGACATAGAGAAATTTAAAGGTGATAAGTATACTATTAAACCATTTAACACACCATTAAATGTTAAAGCTTTAAAAAATACAGGAACTTCCGGCTTAGAATTGGATCCTGTAGGAATAAGACACGGTAACAATAGTGGCTTTGCTGCAATTAATCTTGCTTATCATTTAGGCGTTAAAAGAATTATTCTATTAGGGTTTGATATGGGTAACATAGGACAAAAAAGCCATTATCATGATGGGTATCCTGTTTTAATGACATCAAATAAAACATATGAAGAACGAATGCTACCTACATTTAATTCTTTAGTTAAACCATTAGAAGAAAATGGTGTAGAAATAATTAATGCTAGTATGGTAAGTAAAATAAAATGTTTTAAAAGAATGCCAATAGAAAAAGCTTTACTTTTTAGTTGATCTTTTTACATACGTTAAGAATTCACGCTGTTCACCTTTAAATATTCTTTTACATTCCTTTAAAAATTTAATTGAAGAATCTACTATTCTTTGATCGATTGTGGAATTTTTTGAATTATGCACTTCTTGGCATTTTTTACATACTAAATTTTCGACTTTCTTATATGCCATTTTTGATTTAATATCAACATTACATATTGCGCAGTTCCAATCAATGTAACCCATGTCCTGGCCTATTTCTTTTAGAGTTGTAAAGGTAGATTTAAATGCGTTCCAAAATAATTTCTTTAAACCTTTTTCATGTTCGTTTAAATCTTCTATTTTAAATATTACTTCTAATGCCTGAGTATCTTCATTAAGATATCTAAAGTAATCATTATCCAAGATTAACTGTTGCTTAGAAGGCGGCAAGTTTTCTAAGAGAATACCATGCCGCCTTTTATACCAACCAAAGTTGATTTTTCTAATTTTATACATTAACCTAATATAGCTTTTTCAAATTCTACTAATTCATTTTCTACTATTGATAAGTATTTAGGATCCATGAATTTATCAAGGGATTCCTTTTGAAGTTTATCAATTTTAGTTTGAATTTCTGCTTTCTTATCTTCATCATCAGTTTTAGCCAATAGATCTTGGTACCTTTTAATTTTACCATCTTTACTATTTTTTGCTTCTCTTTCTTTATCTGATAATTGATTATCACCGTCTGCATCAAATTGATCCTTACCTGCATTTTTATCTTTAGGCTTTGCCTTAGATGGTTTACCAGTTGCGGATGCTAATGCATCTTGGTTTGTTTTAAGATTTGCTTCAGCAGTTGCCAACAGTTCTTCTAATTTTGAAGTATCCTCGCCTGCTTTCTTTTTCTTTCCAATTGCAGCTTTTTGATCATTTACTGATGTCTGTAACTTTTCTATAGTTTTCTCTAAAGCTTCTATTTGTTTATCGTCTGGTGCTGGTGGCGTAGTTTCTTCTGCTGCTGCTGGAGAAACTCCATCATCATTAACAGTAGATTCGTATTCTCCCATTTCTTGGTTTGCGCCGGCTGCTTGATTTTGAGCCTTTTTAAGTTGCACCTTTAATATTTTTGTTTCAGAATCAGTTGCATTCTTAAGAGCCGTTTCAGCAGCTGCAATTTTAGCATTTGCTTTTGCCAAGGTTGCCACAGTTTTTAGACCGTCTGTTGTTGCAGCAGTATCCATTTTTAATGTAATAGCAGATGCCTGATCTTTAAGTGCTGCATTTTTTGTAGCTGTTGCAGATTTTAAAGTTTCAGTTTCTTTTTTAGTTCTTTCTCCTTTTGATGCCTGCATTTTTTTTCTCATATCCAAATCGTTAAGAGATTGTTGAACTAATGCTTTTTGCAATTTCTTTGCAGCTTTTTTAATTTTCATAAACTTTATAGGTGAACCTAACATCACTCCAATGTTTTCATTTAGTTCTCTATCTAGAGTTTTCTCAAAGTTATTAACTGATTCCTGTAATATCTTATGAGATTCCATACTTAATAATAGTTTCATCTGCTTGTATTTTTATTTTATATATTCTAAATTTAAATGACAAAAAAAGAGCCTCTCTTTCGAGAAGCTCTTTTAGTTATGATTAGTTTTAAATTTAACTATTAGATGATATCAACACCTGTATCAAATTTAAACTCTAAAGTATAATACATAGTTTCTGGATGGAAACCTGCATCTACTAAAGCAAATCTAGATTTAACAGCGATTTTCGGCGCCATTGTACCTTCTGCGATAGTTTCAACAGACTCAGCCATTAAGTAAGGCATAAATACCAAACCTGGAGAGTTTCCGTCACCTTTTCTACCTACTGCTACTCTTGTATCACCCCATGTCATTGTTGGGTCAACATAAACAGTTACACCAGCAATTGCACCGATTGGATATAAAGATCCACCAGCTTGGTTTACAGTATTAGCAAGAGGGTAAGGTACAAAACCAGCACAATCTTGTAATGCAGTTCCGATTTGTCCGGAGCATACAGCGAATGTAGCAGGTCCTCTTCTTCCTCTAGTAGAAATTAAGTTAGTTGCAGCAAGAATTCTCGATAGTAATCTTCTTTGAAGAGTACCTTGAGTTTCTCCACCTTGACCAACTTGGATAAATGTACCAGCGATAGTTACATCAGTATTCGAAGCCACACCAGGTCCTAAGTTAAAACCAGCACCAGGGATAGCACCACCAGCAATACTATAACCAGCAGATAAATTAATCGACTCAGTAGCATTTACGTTAGCAGCATTAGTTGCTCCATTTCTAAATATTCTGTCTAAGATTAATTTGTTGATAGATTGAGTTAATTCATTAACCAATACTGCTTCTACTTGAGCAACAGCATCAATACCGAATTGTTTCAAATCTTGAACTTGTTCTCTAGTTACACCAGCAGCAACTTGGAAAGTTTGTGCAGCAACAGATTTGTTGAACAAGTTAAGTCCCATTAAGTTATCAGGAGTTTCTTCACCTTCACCTCTTAAATAAGGATCTTGTGAACCGATAGTTGGGAAACCTCCAACTGGAGCATCAGATGGGTTATTAGTTCCATTTCCAGTGTTTTCTTCAAAACCTACACCAGAAAAACCAGTTACGTGGTCTTCTAAAGCTTTAACCAATTCAGCAGCACCACCTACAACATATGCTATTGGAGCACCTGCTTGTAGAGCAGTAGTATAGATATTAGTCACAGCAGCTGTAGTAATTGCATCAGCAATTGCTTCAGGAGCAGATTCAGCACCTTGTTGATACTGTGCAATAGCAGGAGCAGCTACATCAGCAACTAGAGCTCTTACTCTAAAGATAGGGAAACCATCAATTCTTGAATTCTTAATATAAGTTAATTCAAAAGAGTGTTGGTTTGCACCAGCAGTACCAGCATAATATACTTGCCCTTCAGCAAGTCCACCTGCCGGAAGACCAGCACCAGGAGCACCTAATTGAAATTTAATCATCAAAGGAGCAGCTTTAGTGTTACCGATATTTCTACCACCAGCATATACGAAATCTAAATAAGTTAAGATTCCCATTGGTCCTTGCATTGGTACTACAGGAACTAAGTCTAAACCGATAGTCTGAGCAGCAACTTGCATAGCAAGAGGAAGCAAAGAAAATGGTCTGTCTCCAGAACCAGTTGCTTGACCAGCAAAGTTATTTAATGTACCAGGATCAGCTGGGAATGCAGTATTACCCATTCCAGGTACGTTTACGTTAGGGTTAAGATGAACAGAGTTATGAACACTTTCGCTTAAGTTATGGAAATGACAGTATTTTGACATCCAAGTTAACTTAGATTTATCAGAAACGCCAGTTGCCTCTTCTACGATAGGAGCCCATGTCTTCATCACCTCAGCCTCATTAATTAATTGATTATACATTTTGTTGTATTTTTTTAATTGAGTTTTAGTTTTAATTTAATCTTAGCTTTTTGCTTCTTAGCTTTTAGATTACTGTATTATATATCTAATGCTTCACAGCATTTTGTATCTATATTATATTATTTGTGAAAAAGAAACCCAGATTTCTCTGGGTTTCAAAATTGTGAATGTTTGTAGTTATTATTTACCTAAATTAAACTTTACCTTTTCAATAAGAGCATTTGCATAATTCTCATTAACTAAAGGTTTCTTTTCAACTGATTGTTCAGCAGCTGTTTTGTTTTCGTTTAATTGTTCCATTGATACCTGAGAAGATCTAAGATCTCTTGTTGCCCAAAAGTTGTTTATTTGGTATTCAGTATTTAATGGGAAGTAATTAGATTCTGCTATAATTTGATCCTGTCTTATTTTTGAAAGATCATTCCATTTTTCATTATACTTAGATGGCATATTATCCATAAAGTTTAATGCTTTCTTTTCTTCAATAAAACAAGATTCCCAGATTCCTTGAGCCTCAACAGTTGATAAACATCTTGTGCTGTTGAATTTATTTAGGATCTCTTCTTGTTTAGATTCGTTAAGAGAACTAAATTCTGCCTTTTTACTTTCTCCTAATAAAGCAAAGAACTTAGTTTCTGGAGTAGCAAATTTTGCGTGATTTTCTTCAGCTTTTTCGATTAAAGAATTTAACTTTTCAGTAATTGAAGTTTTGTAATCAACAACAGCTTCTTTAGCTTCAGTAACATTTTCATTAATTGAATCACCTTTCTTAATAGATTGAGTTTCGTTAAGAACATGTTCATTTACATTTTCTCCAATATATTCAGCATATTGTCCAACCTTTTCAACATTTTCTTTAATGTATTCAGAATATTTAATTCCTTGGTCTAACTTTTCTGCTAAATAATCAGAATAAGCAATTCCTTTATCTAATTGCTCTCCTAAGTAGTTTGAATATTGTATACCTTTATCAGACTTTTCAGCAACATGTTCAGAGTATTGAATAGAATTGTCTAATTCTTCAGCCAAGTACTTGGTGTATTTTTTAATCTTATTAACATTTTCAACTACGTAGTCAGTATGAGTAATGCTTTTATCAAGATTTTCTGATAGGTATTCAGTATAGTCGTTTAATTGATTAACTCTTTCAGCAACATGTTCTGTGTAGTTAATTAATTTGTCTAGTTTTTCAGTATCAACGGATCCTTTAGATTCTTTAATTGTACCGATTTCATTTTTTAGATATTCAGTATATTTATTAAAATCTTCTACCGTAACAAAGTTTGATTCGCTCATTTCAGTATTTGTTTTTTCTTCAATTTTTTTGTCTATTTCGTATATAAGAATATCTCCAGTATCTGCAAAACCAAAAGATTCATTAACTCTTGATAATTCAGCATTTTCAAAACCAGGATCAGCAACTAAATCGTAAGTAAAAAATTTCTTAATTTTTACTTTACCATCATTACCTACAGTACCAGCCGCTCGACTAGAAATGTGTAATGGTATACCATCTTCGATTAAAGCTTGAGCTTCTTTTCCTTTTGATGTATTTAATAATCTAATTTTACCTCTTACCTGTTTTGTACTAGGATCATAATTTAAATCCTCAATAACATGAGATACATTAGATAAACTAACATCAAAATCTTTAGGATGGTCAAGCTCGCCTAATAATTTGCCAGTTTTAACCTTTTCCTTTAATTCGTTTATGTGAGGGAGTACTTCTTCTTCTTCATAGATTCGATTGTTTTTATTCTTCTTACCTATTTCAGTGAATATACCCTCTAATACAACCGTCCCGTCGCCTTCTTTCTTAGTAGTAAGATCAGAAGTAGACCTTTCAAGTATTAAAAGATTCTTATTATTCATATCCTTAACTTATTTGTTTATATATTATAGTTATCTCAAGTTTTTATATCTTAAGATCTTGTTTATCCTAGACCTGCCAGTGGATCTTCTTCAGCTGCATCTCCACCACCTTTTTCTGGTTTAAAGTCTTTTTTGTTTGCTCCCATTAAAATCTTTTCAACATCACCTTCATTATACCCTTCTGCCTCAAGATTTTCTCTTTCCATTGCTCTCGCATTAGCCTTAAGATCTTCACGAGTGAATCCTCCATATCTCTTAATTAACCATCCTAAATTAAAGTATGGTATTTCAGCCATTGTTTCTGGATCCATATTTGATAGTTGAGTTTTCATGTTTCCAATAAAGTCTACCCGTTTAGTAGCCAATTCCATTTCTTTCATTTCTTCAAAAACATTGTCCTTTACAAAATCTAAACCTAAATGAGATTTAAAATAAACATCGTCCTTTAGTTCTGGGTGATTCAATATCATTTGTAAATACATCGGTTTAACAAGTATCTCTTGGAATATAGATCTTAAACGATCTATGAATTTTGAAAATTTAATTTCATCCCTTAGTGCTCCACTTGCTTCCATGTCATATGCACCGTCTTGTTCAAATCTAGAGAATGGTATTTTTGAAGCTATTTTTAATCTGTCTGCAAAGTATTTAAGAGATTCAGTATCTCCTAAATCTGGACCATCACCTCCAATTGTTTCAATCTCCGGAGATTCGCCATCCTTTGAAGGTAACCAATATTCTTTATTAAAAGGAATCATTGGTTTTCCGTTTGTGGAAATTTCGCCGGTATCGTAATTAAAATCGACAACCTCTCTATAGTTTGTCATTAATGAACTAAGAGATTGTTTTGCTCTTGTTTTAGATTTACCACCTACAGGAATAATAAACTTAGTTTTAAATGAAGCATTAGAAACAGCCCAGATGATTCTGGTATTTTCCATTATCCTTAATAGATTAAAAGAACGAATAAGTCTTTCAACATAACTAATTCTTTGTGGTGAATTTACTTGTGAATAAGATATGTAAATAATTTGAGAATCCCAAAGGTTTCTTTCTTTAGCACCTTGCCCTGAATATTGGATCCACATTTTCTTTCCTGTTTCAGGATCAACCGCTGGCATTAATGATATAGGATCTAATTCTTTAAACCCAATAATTTCAGTTTGTTTATCATTGTATACAATCTCAAAAGCCAAAAAGCCGTCTATAATAAATTTTCTAAAATAATTCCACGGTGCTATTGCGTCCATAAAACCAAAGTATTGGTAGATATTATTATATACATCGTTTATCTCATCGTCTATTGCACTCGATATTTGACCATGAAAGGAAGCATATGCCATATAATTAGATTCATCAAAGACTACGGCTTCATCGCATAGTGTATCTAAGATTTCTTCGACTTCATCTTGAACAGCAAATGTTCTTAATTGGTCTCTCTTTTTTTCATAGTCCTTATCAAAGAAAGAGATGTTCTTTTTTAAACTTGTATCAGTAAGTGATAGTGCAGCGAATGCAGACCAGATGTCTTCATTATCAGCCCCCATAGGGTTCATAGTATAACCCATTTGGTTTTCTGTAAAACCAACTGCTCTCGAGTTACGAAGAATCATATCATCGTATGCCATTCCAAGATTAGATAAATCTTTTAAAATTTTTCTAACTGGATTGGTATTTGTTAATGGTCCTCTACGCCTTTCCGTGAATCCTGCCATAGTTTTCTTTTTGTTAAATTATATATCTACTTCCCAAAGTAGTTAGATTGGGCTTCGTTAATATTTGATTTCATAAAATAATTTTCATCATTTACAGTACCTAGGTGCCAATTTTCATATGATAAGCAAATAGGGTTTCTTATTCGGTCCATTCTGTATTCTCTTATCGCATAAGTAATGTTATACATTTTACCAAATGATCTTTTAATTTGGTTATACTCAACAAAATTTAATGCAGATTGCTTTTTAACATTATTAGCCTTTCCACCTAAAGTTTCATTAATTATTGCTGTTTCATATGACTTAATAAAAGTATCAACAAACTGTACTCTTGTATCATAAGGTATATAATGTAAATTAATACCTAATTGGTTTTTGCTATTACTAAACCCTAACCCTATTACAACTGGCCAAGTATCATAAGGTAAATGAGTTGCATCAAAATATCTAAATGCATACATTCTTCCTTTTTCCAATTCTCCTCTTCCTGCCTCAGCGCCATTATCTTTCATTGCTGCTTCTATTGCAGGATAAGATTTTTTGGAAGCTCCATTACGACCACCGTTTTCTTTTAAATAAGCTTCAATTTTATCAATAAAATTTTCCATTACTTAAACAGTTTTGAATCTTCCGTTAACAACATTACTTTAAAGTTACGTGTTTTTGCAGCTTTCTGTAATGCATCGGTTTTACAAAGGTTTCTTACATATGTTTCGTAAGCCCATTTGTAATTTTCTAATGCCTTTTTTGTTTTCTTTCTAGGTGGTGCTGGCTTTTTAAGCTGAGCTTTTGGTTTTACTTCAATAATATAATCTTGATAAGTGTATTCATCCGATCCTTGAACCTTGGTTTTTAATTTTACATAAAAGTCTGGATAGTACTTATGAAATTTCTTAGTAAGAAGATTAAAATATTTTAATGAAAACGGTTCTGATGTCCACCTAATTACATCTGCATTATGATCGCACCAATGACAAACCTTTCGTTCCCAGCTACTTCTATAAATAATAGGCATAGGACCTTGATACTTATTAGGGTTTTGAGGTTTATAGTAACCTTGTTTAAACCCAGACTTTGCTGTAGGTTTGACTTTCTTAATACTCATTGGTACAGTTAGCATACTAAATCGAATAGATACCGTCTCCGCTATTCATTGAAATAGTTCCGCCATATTTTTTTGGATGTAATTTATTCCAACCTTTAGCAAAGCCTCTTTTTGCAATTTCAGTAAAATATGCAAATGCGTTATTACTTTTCTCTGGGTTAAAATTTCTCCAATATCTATAAAGATCCATATATGCACATGCAATACAATCTTTTCTATCCTCTGGGTTTCTGTATGTTAATTTTGCAGATGATCTCTCTGCTAACATCATTAGCATCTTTAATGCTTTAGGTGTTAATTCGTCTAATTCTTGAGATTTAACTATTTCTTCAAGAAGATCTCGATTGTTAAGATATTTTCTTTTTCTTGGCATATTTAAAATATTTATTTTTATACACAAAAAAAGACCGAATGTTTCACCACACGGTCTTTTAAATTGTTATTAATTTTATATCTTAAAGAGAGACCGATAATGCGTCCTTTCGAACATATGTTGATTTATCAGTCTTAGGATCAACTACATCTATTAATTCTTCATCACCTAAAGAAGCATACTCTTCAGCATTTACCATAACGTCCATGCCTTTTTTCATACCTTCAATATTAGAAGCAAGTTTACCTTCAACGTATCCGTTATTTAGATAGTAAGATTTACTTTTTTTTTCTGTAATAAAGGTTGATTGTAATTCCTTTTCTTTTGAAGTAATTTCAGAATTAACCATTCCTAGTGCTTCTTTTAATTCGTCAGTTTCGCCAACTCTTGAAATAGCAGAAGTAATTTCAGATTTTTTGTTTTCTAAAAATTCGATCATTTCTTCGATCTTTTTTCTTTCAACAGTTAATTTGATTTCAGCATTTCCTTCAGCTTCCAACTTTTCAGCAACATACATAGAAACATCATATCCGATAAATTCTTTTGCTACTTTAACAGCTTCTCCAGCAGATGGGTAAAATTTCATTTCATTCATTTTCATTCCGCCGTTAAACTTATTCATATAAACTCCTTCTTCTACAGCGATCATAGTTAAATAAAGTGATGGCCATACTAAAGAGTTAACAGATAATACATCATCCATTTCAGTTACCATATCAAAATGTTCCATTAAGTGACATACCGTATCCATTTTGTAATTATCTCTATAGTTAAAGAAATTAGTTCCTAATAGAGCTTCTTTAATTTCAATAACAGAAGCATTAGATAAATCAATTTCTCCAATCTTAACCGTACCTTCTGTTAAATTAATTGTAAGTACATTATCCTTTTGACCGTAAATATTAAAAGTATCACCTTCGTTTTTACAAAGTTTTAGAGCTTCAACTAATCCTAAGAATCTTGCGTCAGTAACGTTAGCTTCAGAAATAGTTTTTCCGTTAGTTGTATAATTTTTCCCCATTAAATGGAATGTATGATTATCTCCTTCAGAAAGTATCGGTGAAAATGTTTTAACAAGTTTACCACCTTTTTGCTCAGCTACTACTTGGTCTTCTCTTGCGATAGATTCTAAAATAGATTTACATTCTGGTGACCAAGGATGTTTAGCAGAAACAGCCAAGAAAGCATTTTTAATATTTGATTCTGTTAATACATTCGTTAAATCTTTACTTAATTTTTCGTAAAGCTTTCCACCTTTTCTTGCAGCAGTATTACATGCTTCACTTACTTGGAAGTTTAAAGTATTATTTGAATACATTGATTCGATATATCCTAACATCTCTTGTATTGGACTCATCCAATTATATAAACCGCTACCTCTATGTAATTCTTTTGCGATTGAATATTTTAATGTTGGTGAAGAAGATTTTTCTATCTCTTCAGTTATTTCTGTCAGATCTGCATTCTTAAGTGAAACTGGAAATTTACTTAGCGTACCTTCCAATACCTTAATAGCGCTATCAGCAGAAAAAGAAACCCTTCCACTATTGGCTGATTTCATCTCTTTTAATTTATTAAGAGTATCGGTTACTCTTTCATAAAGTTCAGTTAATGTAAATTGCATTTTTATATCATTTTTTTGTTTAGTACTATTTTCAGTCACACCTTTAAGTTTTGCGTATTCTGAAACTGCTTTTTCTGCCCATGGCTGAGGAACTCCCATTCCACATAAAATTGCTAATACCTGAGCATCAGATTTTCCACTTTTAAAAAACTCAGCAGTCAGATTAGTCAAGTTGTTATCACGCTGTTGTGGTATTACACCACCGTTTGCATATACTTGTGTTTGACTTTCATTAATTTTCGCCATAGTTAAGTCTAATTTGTTTTATATATTCTATCCTACTTAGATTATTTAATCACTAATATTGTCTTGTGCACCAGGATCGTCTTCGCCTTCCGCATTTCGGTAATCTTGGCTTTCTCCTGCTTCAGTATCAACCTCACTGTCAACAATTGCTTCATTAAATACTGGCCCGGAATTAATAGTTGAAGGATCAGTATAATTTAAGTTAGAAAGTAAACCATTATCAGGTGCCTTTCTTATATCATCAATGTTTGCATGAATTTCCTCCATGACATTTCCAAAATAAATTGCACCATTTCGATAAACGCCTATTCCTTTTCCAGTTGCACCTTCTACTAATTTTGAAATTTCTGCATAAGGAATCCCATATTCAAATACCGGTATAAATGATTGTACCTCTAAGTTAAAAGTAACCTTCCATTCTTTTTTATCGTTAAGTGCATATTCAAAAGGTCTCTCTTGACTATAATCTTCAGGAATTACCATTGCTGCTTCTACTCTCATCAT